TAGCAGGACGCTCACCCCGCCAACTATCGATAATACGGTATATACGGTCATCATCTGGTTCAATGTATTCTCCTGTTTTCACCCAATGGTGATGTATGTCTAGCACCAAAGCGAGATCGTCTGCAAGTTCGAGGCTTGCATCGAGTCCCCATGATACCTCGTCATTCTCGATCGTGATTGTATTCCGTGCTTCTGGGGATAGTCTTGGCAGCACGTCTTTGATGCCTTGCGGACCTTTTCGACCCGATATGTGGACGTTGTTCTTGAAGTCTTGGAACTTCTTGCCGAAGCCCATCCACCGTATGAGAGTGGCGTGATATTCAAATTCTTCTATGCTCCTTTCGACGATTTCTGGATTGTCACTTGCAAGTACTGTGAATTGACCGGGGTGCATCGAGAGTCTAACATCCAAGCGTCTGGCTGCTTCACCGACCATTGCGTAGTGCTTTTCTCCGTACGCCACCACGTCAGGAAGAGACCAAAAATAGCGCCAGCTAGGCTCGGTAGCACAAGGAAGCTGATTGCTACCCAGTCGGACCATACGAAGTTCTGGAGGAAGGCTTCCCACATACTCTACTAACCTTTTTGCTGCTGCTGCATTATGCACCATGATATCCCATAGTCGTTGTTCTGCAACATCCTTTGTTTGTCTATTTAGCCATGCAACTGTAGTGCATTTTTCTGTAAGCGGACGTTGTAGTTCTTCTAGCACCTTAGGCTTTTGATTCTGATTGTAATGCAGATACTTGCAAGCAAAGCCTATACGCTTTTGCTGAGATTTCAAGAAGTCACCTGCGTTTGTAAATATTAAGTCTTGCATAGTTTCATACTACTTTCTATATGTGTGTTTGTCAACCCCAATGTTTTTTAACCCAACTATCATTTGCATCTGCAGGATTGGGATCTCCGTGGAACACTGCAATGCTTGTGTGTCTGTTAATACGTGGTGGAGCATCTATTACAAAATTACGTTTTCTTGTGTGAGTATCTATTTTCAAATCTCGCCTATCACGCATTTCCCATTTGTAACTCATTATCCATTCATCAGGCCAAAATTTATGATCTTTGATATTTGCAAACATCCAATCTTGGTCTCCTCTATGCCTACCCATTTCTCCTCCAGTGTTGTTGTAAAACCGTCTCCATTTGTCATCATACTTACCTATTGGTATTCTAAAAACACTGCTGTTCATTCTATCCCAACGTTGTCTAATACTCCTGTTAAAATCTCGACAAATTACAAATTCACCAGTTTCATACTCAAATAGTTTATCAATATTTTTAAAAATAATAACATCTAGGTCTACAAATAATAGTGTACCTCTAATAGGCAAATCTCCTCCTAAAAACATCGGTTTATACCACCACCCCTGGGCTTGAAGTTTTGGTAAGCCAAATGTTTGTATATTAGGATCTAATCCTGATTTATTTTCAGTGAAACAAACAAACTCGTGATCAATTGTGCAAAATTTTTGTGTTTGTTTATAGAGCTTATTGACATACTCTGCTGAGTATTTGTCTCCCCATTTTAAGCAAGCAATGTAATTTTTTTTCGTGCTATCTTTAATTAACTTTGCTTGCTTTTCTTTTGCTTTTCGTGCTTTACGTTCTGCTTTAGTTTCACCTGGAATTATATTTTTAGGCATCGTGTTTATATATTGCGCTGTTTGCTCCGTGTTCTGCACACTCTACTTCAACGCAACTACAACGTCCGTTTGTCATTTCTTGCACAAGTTCATTTGCTTGTTTCCACGCATGATATGCAAACTTTTCTACACCTACACCATCAAGTACTGTAAGTTCAGCAAGACCTTTTTCTTGTAAATCTTCAAATGTTGCCATTTCAGGATCTTCTTTGTCTAATACAACCTTGTGATCAAATGTATCTTCGAGCCAGGCTTTTAGTGGTTTTAGTCCACCAAAATCAACTACCCAGTTCTTTTCATCTAATTCGCTTGCTGCAAATGTAAATTTAAATTGCAGACTATATCCGTGTAAAAATCTGCAATGGCTATGTGCTTTAGGTTGTCTAAAGCAGGCGCTTAGTCCGATGTTGTGCCCATATGTTTTTGTGCTATAGTAACTCATATTATACTCCTTGGCTACTGGAGTGTGCGGAATGTTTATAGTGGGTCGAACACCTAGTCCACTGTATTATTAATATACTACTTATCTTGGAAGTTGTCAACAGTTAGTTCTTCTCGAATTGCTCGTAGTTCTTCGGCTACTTCAATTACACCTTGTTGTGTTCCTGTGAGTGTTTTTACCAACAGGCGTATACTGGTCATAGTCCACCACCACCAAATAACTGCGGTAAAGAAATACAATCCGCAAGCAATAAAAAACAGTGTTTGTGCGCTACAAAAATTTAGTAGCCAAGCAACCATTAACAGGCCAGTAAAAAAAATAGGTGCTAGTATGGCAGCTCTGTTCCACAACAACACCTGTCGTTCAAGTTTCTCTAATGTCATATTATATTTATTTTACACATTTTAGAATAATAGTATCAGAATTTAGACGTCCGTTTAGTTTAATATCTGTTGTTTTAATATCATCCATAAACTTGCGAAGTGCAACCTTACCTGCTTTCTTAAACTCTTTGAGTGTATCAGCAGGTTTGCGTAGTGTTTTTTGTACACTGGCTTTTTCATCATAAAATTGTAGCCCGGCGCCTTTTACTTGTAGTGTAGCGTGATCTGCTGCAACATATTTTCCAAGTTTACGAGTTTTTGTATTGTACACCCAAACTTCTTTAGCATCTATAATTTCAAGTGGATTAACACTAACAAGTTGTAGTTTATCATCACGTTCAAGATATTTTAGTTTTGCAATCAGTTTCTCTTTACTTGGTGCTTTCTTTGCACGAGGCTTACGACTTGCTTTTGCAGCGTCTATAACAACATCACAAGCACCGTGCAGTGTCTCTAATGCTGTGAGATAATTCTTAGCATCTTGTTTTGTAAGATGCCCGTATGCTTCTCTAAGTTGTAACATCATATCTGCTTCACGTTCATCTTTACAACGATTAATTTCACCTGGTGTTGGTAACTTTTGTATTAATCTTGCTTCTTCGAGTTCTCCTGAGTACAAGCCTTTAATTTTTCTTGCGTGAGCCTGACTTACTTTATATTTTGCAAAATGACTTGTAAAATTAAATCCTTTAGGATCAAAATCTTTCTTGTTTGTAATAAATCCATCTAGCCATTCTTCAATAGCATCACAGGCTTCGATTGCTTGATCACGAATACGTTCTTGAATGCTAGGAACATATACATTCTTTTTTGATTTTTCTTCTGCTTTCTTTTCTTCTACAACTTTAGCACCTTCTTCTGCCAAGCCCATTACCCATTTATCAAATTTACCTACATAACAATCTGGAATCAAATGCGGGTGATGTTCTTCACAATAAGCAGCAAGTGCATAATGGCTCTTCCCACCAACCTTCCAGTCTGGTAGCTTGTTAATTGCAGCAACAACTTTCTTGTCGTATTTCTTTTTAATATATGTTTTGCAGACATTCAACCAATCCTTTGATTCAATTTCATAGTGAACAAAGTAATGAGCACCTAGCCAGGTTTTGGTCGGCATAAGTTCCCAAGGACTGCCTCGACGTTTAGCTCGTGCTGATTTCTTTTTAACCTTGGTTGCTCTTGCCATACTTTACTCCTTTATTTTAACTATATATGATGGAAGTGTAAAAGTCAAGTTAATTTGGGCTTTTTTCGAATCGTTCCGCTTTTTGTAAAGTACGCTTGTCGCAAACTTTTCAGTCCACCTTCTACACGACTTGGATACTTTCCTAAAAAAGTGCCTGCTTCCAAATCGCCTTTGGTGATGTATTCTTTGTGGAAGTGTTCAATATCATCCCAACAGGCCAACATTGTTTTGCCCATGTCGTCAAAGAAGCCATCTGAGAAGATAGCATCATCTTCTTCGTAGTATGCGTATGATGCCATGAGATACCATGGCACCATCATGTTTATGTTTTTAGCAAATAGTTTTGCTGCGTGATCATCAAGCATTTTTTAATTCATCCAAGTTTACTGGTTTGTAATCAGTTTGCTCAACACATACACATTTGTATGGACCTTCGGGTGAAGGATTGCTGTGTATGTGTCCATGCACGTTAAGAACTTTGCCGTCACCAAATCTATGTGACTCGTCTAATGTACTTGGATGTAAAGGAGTATGACTAAGGATCAAACCGTTCATATCCTTCCATAACATTATTTGCTTAAAAAACATTCCCATAAACTTTGGGTTGTCGTGATTACCAAGTATAAGATACTTCTTGCCAGGCAACTTCTTGAAGTTCTCTAACATCCAGTCTAACTTGTTTTCACCAAACAACACATCACCCAAGTGATAGATAGTGTCTTCTGGCTTAACTGTTTCGTTCCAGTTGTCCATCATGCATTCATCCATTTGCTCTACGCTGTCAAACGTTCTAGGCGGTTTGCCTGCATAGTCCTTGAATGTCAAGATTGCTGCGTGTCTAAAATGTGTGTCGCTTATAACCCAAGTATTTGCCATCTTGCCCTCCTATAGTTTGTTATAGCAAATAGTTTTAAGGCTGTCAACCTAAATTATAGTCACGAGCTAATTGTCTTACCCACATCTGATGTGCTTGATGCAAAGGATGTAAGCCTGGACCTAATGGATGACCTCCTTTTGCCCATTCATAAAATCCTTCTTGTGGAAACTTGTCTACGTAGTAAATTTTGTACTCATCAATTCTTTCTAGAATATTATCAGTATAAAAATCTCTTTCATAAGGGTCATTTGTATTTTTGTAATAAAAATGGTCTCCAAAACCAAAACATTGTATACTTTTAATATCGTGTAATTTCAAAAATAAATTAACATATTCAATTTGTGTTAAACTATCAAAAGTATAATTAATAGGATGATTTAGATGGCCATACATTGTATTACTCAAAGCAAATAAATTATTTTTTTCCAAAAATGTTTTTCTAGTATTGTTATTTGCAATAGCGCCAGTTGGTGATTTTTTTAAATTTGATTTTGTGTCAGTAGGAAGTAAAGTGATAAAATTATTTTCCAAACTGTTTTTATGTATATTTGGATTATATTCTTGTGTTACCCTAATATCTCTACGATACATACTAGTCCACATTATACATACAATTATGTTTTTTGCATTGTTAGTCTTTAACAAATCAGTTACATTTTTTACAACACGTCTTGCAATGCTATAATTACTACTTCCTGTTGTAGCTCTGCTCATAAACGTGTAATCTTGAAAAAAATTTTTGTGTAATATTGCACTCCAAACAGTGTCGCATTCTTCATACCCTGTATCAGGATTTATTCTCCAAGAGTTGTGTTCTGCTCCTGCCATTAAACTGCATCCATCACTATATAAAATTTTCATTTAAATTTCCTAAAGATTAACAGAGAATCATCATTGTTTGTATTTGTAAAAGCAGCCCATTTTACAATTTGCTTTTTGTATTTGGCCTTTAGATATGAATTCATACTTTTTACTTTTACTTCGGCAACATTTGGATCAACATCAAAATTAAATTTAAAATATAATTTATCGTTATCTAAAAGTATTTCCCCATCTATATTAAATCTATCAGGAATATAACTAAGTGTTTTTTCAATGTTTATACCTTTTGTACTTTTAGATTCACACACTCCGTTGTCATAACTCATAATTTTTACTTTTTGTAAATCAACACCTCTATCTTGACAACTAATCCTAAAATATTCCACTGATTTTAATGTAGGTAAAAACACACAATTAATATCATATTTTTGCACCACGTGAGAAATTTTATCAATTCCTAATTTCATATCATTGTATCCCAATGAAAAGTGTGCCTGAACAGGAGTGCATAAAGATGGAAAAAGAAATTTACACAATAAAGGCCTATTAGTGTAACGGGTATGTAAAACATTGCCATGAATATTCATTTTCTCAAAATTATTCGTTAATGGCTCGTCAAAAATTAAACTTGTGCCTTTTTGTTTGTATTCATAGTTTTTACTGAATTTTAAATCAGCCAAATCAAAATAGTTATAATTTTTAATTTGGTGAAATCCAAAAACATCTAGTTCACTATCTGCTAACGTGTGTATAATTAATTCTGGATCTTTATCCACTATGTTAAAGTCACATTCTATTGCGGCAAAACACACTGCAATAGTGTCTAGGCTGGTTTGATTAAAATGCAATTGTATATTTGCGTTAGGTTGTAATTTACAATACCCTAAGAAAATATTCTTCCAATGATCAATCCTGTTAAACAGGGTTTGTTTTTTTACGCCTGTTTCTTCCATAAATCCACTGCGGAAGTTAAATTCATTTGTTTTGTAAAGAAAGTCGTCTCTTATAATATTTCTATTCAACATAATTTAATTTCCTTAGATAACCTTCTAAACGATTTGCCCACGCTTGATGACCATCAGCTAAAAAATGCCAGCATTCCGTTTTTTCATAACCCCAGTGCATGAGATACTGTATCATCACAAAATCTAAATCAAAAGGTTCTATGTATTTGTCTAAATTGAGTTTATCTATAATTTTTTTGTTAATGTCTAATCTAGGCATTGGTTCACAAGTATTACTCATCAAATAAGGTATATTATAATTTTCAAAAGTGCATTGTAATGCATAAGCCCAAGTTGCCCACCTTAAAGATTCTAGTTCTAAGTCTATTAGGTAAGGTGTATAATCTAACATTTTGGATATTCTTTTATCAGCAAATAAATTTGGGTTTGTACCTACAGTGAATGGTACACTTTTTAAATCAATATAATCGCCAAGTGTTTTATGTGTGAAACTACTGTTTTCAGTATAACGAAATTCACAACGTAATCTACTAGTCCAATTTACCAAAAACAAATACTCGTTGTTTTTGTCATAATGATTAGTAATATATTCTATTGCACTACGTTGTATGTATTGGTTACTGCCTCCTGGTTTGCTTATGTTTACAAGTTGATATCCAAATTTATTTGCAAGCATTGCAGGAAAACCATTCCTAACATTATATTCACTACTGCCATTTATACCATCAATCATACTACCGTTTGTATGACTACAACCTAATGCAACTAATATTTTCATAGAACAGAACCTGCTGTAATTTTTTGTTCTAAAAACTCACTCCATCTTATATGAGCAGATTCATCTAAAGTAGAATACTTTTCTTTTTCTAAAAAGTATTTCATACTAGAATCTTTGTTCAAAGGATTGTGGTATTTTCTTGCATTTATTGCTTTTAACACACCTAGTGTTTTATCATTAAACAAAATACAATCTTGTGTATTATACATATAATATTTGATATTGGCTTTTTCTAAAACTTGTTGTACCAAAAATGCTTCTGTTGCCCAATGTTGAGACAACAATAAATCATTAAAAATTACATCATCAAAATTGTGTAAACTGTTAATACCATTATCATTGTATTCTCGTAATTCAGGACGATAGGTAAAAATTTTATCTTTCCACCAAACTTCTCTACGCTTAGTGTTTGTCCAACCTATAAGAAAAAAATTGTTGATATTATCTTCTAGTGAATATTCTATAACTTTTCGGAATATTTGATTATTACAAGTATCAATTTCTGCAACATCGCAAAAATTATAACCTAAACTTTCAGCGAGGTATTTTGGTGCAGCATCTCCTTTCACTAACTCGTCGCCAAAACTTATTAGATTCAAAAATAATCTCCTATCCAAGGTATATAATCGTGTATACTAATTTTTCTAAATTTATCGCTGGCATTTGTATTATCAATAAAAACTTGCCAGTCTCCTTCGTCAGGTTCTTGATTAAGAACATTTTTTAAATTAATAATGTTTTCAACTGCCCACTGTTCCCAATCTGGAAGTTCAGCTGCTTTAAATCTTGCATACTGTTCTTCCAACATGGTATTCATTAAATCTTTGCGCTCTTGTGGTAAGTTTCTTATATTTAAATATCGAGGTTGTTCTACTATATTAAAGTGAGGTAAGCAATTTTGATATCCAAAATTTCCCCACGCCCATGTATAATGCCATTCATCATACTGTTTCTTACACCAGTCTAGCAAGTTAGGCAAGTCGTGCATATTCAACAAGCTCAGTGTGACGTGTGTATGTACAAGAACACCTTTACGTGTAGCACTAAACTCTTTTAGTTTTTGTACATTACGTTCTACAATCTTCCACTTGCTAGGATGCCTTACATAGTATGCTAGGTCGCCTACAGCATCAATACTAAGGCTAAGTATTACACCACGGAACTTGTCCCAAATGTTTAGCAGTCTGTCTGGTATGGTTGTAGCATTTGTGTTGTAATGTAGCTCAATGTTTTTGCTCCAACCTTTGTCAATAATGTGTTCAAGCCAAGCATAGTGTTCTTCAACAACTAACGGTTCACCTCCAATAAAGTTTATCACACGTACATTGGGCAACACATCATCATAGAAGCCTTCTGCAAATGCACGTACAAACCAAGGATTTTCACTGCTTAGTTTTGCAATATGATATGCAGTTTTATCCCAATCAGTGTGCGGAACTGTTGGTCCTTCTTCAATCCATCTATGACTTGCCCAAGGATTGCAACTACGACATTTTAAATTACACACATTACCTAAACTAATATCCAAGTATGTAATTGCTTCTGGATTAATGCTACCATCTTCATTTAAATTTTTTAATGTTTCGTCAATATGATCTTCGTATATTTCATTCCACGTTTGTCTAAAACTACGTATTCCTTGCTCTTCAAGTCCGAAACAACCTTTACATCCATCAGGCACATCGTCACTCATAAGCTGTTTACGTACTTTCATTATTTCAGGATCGTTTATAAAATCAAACAAATTTTCTGCATTTTTATTCCCGTGATGTTTCCATTCGAAAATATTGTTTATTTGCACACCAGGCATATAAGTATTGGTATTCATTCTACTAAAGCAACAAGGTCTTGTTCTACCATGACCGTGTGTGCTAAATCCTTGATTTGCAAGATAACAATAATTTTTTGGTAATTTATCTAATTTTTTCTGCATACTCTGGCCTTGCTTTACTAATGTTAAAATCTGCTGCACAGTGACAATGTGACTTTGGACACCAAACACCGTCACTCATTGTTGTATTAAACTCGCCTTGTACAATATTGCCTACAATAGGACCTACACCACAACTTGCTTGCTGTATGCGTCCGTTAGGGTGTATATGCAAACTTTCGTGTATATTGCACAGCCAACCTTGAAAGAAGTTTTTGCCTTCTGTAATAATACTATTGGTGTTAATAGGTTCAATAGTATCATCTTCAAACCAAGTTTTTGCCCACGCATAACTTGGGTCCTTTTGCACAGGAATAGATTGCTGCTGCACAGTGCTGTTGGTTTTAAAGAAGTCCATTTGCCATTGTTCATTATAATGATACGGATCTGTGCTAGGACGTAATTCGTCATATACAGGTGCATATTCTATCATATAGTTGTCACATTCTTCTCTAATTCTATCTCCAAAATCAATACATTGTTGGAAATAATCGTGATGCATCATTATACGTGAACACAAATAGTTTTTCTTATCTTGCAAAAATTTATACACTTCTATGTATTTGTCATCTTTACTCCATTCTGCATGATAGCTTGCAACAATATCCTCAAACAAATGATGATTTTCTTTCCACCAACTCAACGGTTTACTAAAATTAGTATTAATACCCACACAACTTCCTGGCCATTTTGCGTGTTCTCTAAACTTCTCTACAACAGGAATTAATGCTTTCCAAAAGGTCGGTTCGCCTCCACTAAGATATAATTTAAAATATTCATATCCTTTATCTTTATAATGCAACATAATTTTTTCTAGTGTATCTACTATCAAAGGAATATCATGATCGTTTCGGTTTCTGCCTGCCCAATTCCATTCACTACAATATGTGCAACGGAAGTTGCACCAATCGTTGACTTGCCAAACTATACTTACCCATTTATCTTTTGCTGGGATAATTGCTTTTATGTCTTGCATACGTCTTCCAATATGTAATTAAGTGTAGGAAATATATCTGCAAAATTGTATCTTCTATACTTGTCGTTGATTGCAATAAATTGTTTCATACGTGTAATGTTTTCTGCAGAATATTTATTAGTATTCTGTGTGTAGTTAATGATTCTTTGAACAGCGTCTGCGTGTAATTTTGTTTCTAGTGTAAACAACTTGCCTATTACTTTGTGTTGTATTTCTCTTGGCCATACGCAACTGTGCAGTTGATCAGGGTGTTCGAGAAAAATAGGCACAAAGTCTACACGTCTAGTTTGACGTTTTTCAAGCCAACGAATTAATCTGTCTACATCAAACACATTCCACGCTTGATAGACAAAGTAAATTTTTAGTTGTACTTTTTCAGGCAACCGCATTGCTTTATCAAAGTTTTCTTCTACTTTGTTCCAATCTGTAGGATAACGTATATACATATTATGATCACCGTATCCATCAATGCTCATCTGCACTTCGCTTGAATCAAAGAAGTCTAGTTTATCATAGAATCCTTCTGGCCATGTTGTCATATTAGTAGTCCAAGCTACATGACATTTAGTATTACCTACTTCAACAAGTTTATCTAATACATATTGATTTGCTTGTATTAGTGTAGGCTCACCACCTGTCATATACAAACGTTCTAATGTTGGTGCCACTGTATCTACAAAGTCACGGAACTCTTGTGTTTCATACCATTGCCAATCGTGTGCTTCTACACTACGTATTTCGTGTTGCCATTGATCATTCAACCAGTCTGGCACAGTTTCATTTGCTAGTATTTTCTTACGTTCTTTGTATATGTTGTCGCTGCTTACACTCCAACAACTGTTACACTTTAAGTTGCAGTGATTTCCGAGACGTAATTCCAGGTGAGTAGGATTGCTATGCAGTAATGGTTGTTTATAGTTTTTATTAGCCCATTGCCTACTACTTTCAAGACCTTTTTCTTCGTGCTCGTAGCAGCGACTACATTCTTTAACAGGCTTGCCTGCTAACATATTGGCACGAACATTTAACATATATTCACCGTTCCAAATATTTTCCCACTTGTCTTTACCAAGTATAGCATCGTGTCCGTCTGCTTGTATGTAATCTTCACTGTAAACATGGCAGCACAACTTACATCTGCCGTCTGTATTTGTATGCACATTTATAAATGGGTATATACAAAAGGTATTACTCATACTGTCCACTTGCCTTTGCCTTTCCAATCATACTCGAAACTAAAATCTAAATTTCTAGTAACTAAAAAATCTTTTTCGTGTTGTGTGAATGTATCAACATCATAAGCATTGTAAGGATCTCTTTTTGCTTTATCAGTACCTTTCCACGCTAACTTACGTGCTCTAATAACACTGTTGCTGTTATCTCTTGTGAAATCCATAATACTCCATACTGGGCTCCAAGGGTCTGGACTCATTTTCATAGCACCGTTTTCTATCCAGTATTTGTCATTCCAATCTGTGTATTCGTCTTGTTCATAGTTCCACCAAAAGTCAGCAGTCCAATTTCCATCATCGTCTATTTCAAAATCGTATTCTGCATTCAGTGGAGCAGCATTACGCTCACCCCATTCTTCGTATTCCCATTCTTTTTTGAATTTAAGATTGAGTTTATATCCACCACGTGTTCTCCATACAACACGTAAGAACGGCCATATTTCGTTTACAAGACTATCTGCAAAATTACTAATGCCCGGTTTAATAATCTCATAATCAAAGTCGTCATAATCATAACGTGCTTCTAGTTCTTTGTCAGGATCATTGAACTCAATATCATAATGAAACTTTGCTAAATTATGTCTAGTAGGTTTGCTACAAATTTTTTCAGTGTTTAAGAAATCTGTAAAAATACTAAAACATTTCATTCTTATAAGTTTGTGGACAATGCTAAGTTTATGATCTTTTGTAATCCAATGGTCATAATAGTAAAAAGGAGACAAATTAAATTTGTCGAAGTTTTGTCCTACAATAGTATCAACACCAACACTGAATCCTGTGCCTTGACTTATAGCAATTAATCCTTGATCTTTAATACGATATAAAAATGTAAGAGTATCTTCTAATTCTTTTGGCCCTTCATTAGGAAAGCCTACAATCCAATTGGTCATTGCATCGATGCCCACTGCATAACCATCACTAAAGTTGGCTTCCATTTCTTCAACAGTAACTTTCTTGTCCATTAAGTCTAGCACAACTTGACTACCTGACTCGATACCATAATTAAGAACTTCACAGCCACCTGCTTTTAAATCTTTGTAATAATCCAAGTCCATACGTCCATCACAACGACAATAACCTGTCCAATGTATATCTAGTCCTTTTTCTGCGACACCATTTACAAATGCACGTAACTCATTAAGATTACCATTAACTAAACTATCAATAAACCAGTAAACATTGGTTCCGTGTTCATAATACATATGTTCTATTTCTTGTACAGTGCTAAGTGCATTACGCTGTCTATATTTCCAAAAGTGTGTTTCTTCACAAAACGTACATTTAGCAATACAACCACGTGATATTTCACACAAGGCACCGTTAGGAAATAGATAGTTACTAAAATCAAAATCGCTATAATCTGGCAAAGGCAACGTGCTGAGATTATATCTTTGATTTTCAGGTTGTCTAATAATTTTACTTTTTTCTTCTTCTGTGTAATCTATACCTTTTTTATTTTCTATACTTGCTAACGCTACTAGTAATGGTTGTTCGCCTTCACCATTAACAACGTAATCAAAAAGATTATCTCCTTTGTAATAACTGCTGTGTGTGCTAGGACCACCTACCATTGTTACTACATTTGGTAAACGCTTTTTTATCTCCATTGCCATATATTTTGTTGGTGCTGTGTTACAGTAATATAAAGTAAATCCTACAACATCTGGCTTGAAGTCTACTATTTGTTGAATTTTTTCTTGTAATAAAGGTTCTAGATGCGGATGAATATCATCGTAATAATGTTCTTCTAACCAATGCCAATCACGTAGAGGATCCCACGGATTAAAATTAATAGGCCATTTTTCTTCATGATATATTCTGTACGATTCAACATTGATATCAAAACTTTTGACTGCATAACCTGCACGTTTAGCTGCACTAGCTAATTTAGCTGTATTATAAGGAGGAAAGCTAGGATCCCATTCAGGCAATAGACAAAGACAAAGTCTAGTTTTCCTGTTGACTTTGTATTCTATTTCTAAATTATCTAATCCTTTTTGTACAGGTTTGCTGTATTTTGCAATTGCTGCAAGAGTGGCTACGTGTTTATCTTCAGCTAAAGTTCCTGTAGGTCTTTCAGGAATTTTCCTGTTTTTATCTTTTTGGTCAAAAAATCCCATTACATTATTCCTTGTAATTCTGGGAATATTTCATACACATTTTCGTTACGCATACCATCCATTTTGTTTGTTTTCCAGTACCACATTTTTAATTCAGATGTTCTATCTTGTTCCATAAATTGCAAAATGTTTTTGTAGTCCTGTATCACACTATCTATATTTTTTAATTTTTCGTTTTTATTATTATCAAACTGTTTCAAATAGTTAATATGTTCTTCATATCTTTTATGCACTTGTTCTTTTATCCAAGGAGGTAATATGCTTAAACGCATATAAGTTGGATCCAATAGTATGTTAATTCTAATATTAGCAGGTTCTAATAATCCTTCTTCAATCCATTCTTTGTGGAAATCGCAAATGTTTAGCACATTGTAAACACTTACAGTAGGAGTTAATTCAAAGTAAACGTGCGGACATTGCTCAATCATATCACGTCTATTTTGCACAACCTGTGTCCAATCCATATTTTTACGCAGATATTCTCCTCGCTTATGATTTGCATCTAAACTTGCTGCTACTCTTACATTATCAAACGCATTCCAATACTCAAATGCTGTTTTACGCTTGTAACGCATTTGTGTAAAGTTTGTGGTGTAGTCCATTGCTACATTACGTTTGCCCATTTCAATCCATTTGTCAAGTATACGGTAATGTTCATCTGTGATAAGTGGTTCGCCGCCAGCCCAATACACACGTTCAACGCTGCCTAACAATGGTTCAAGTTCGTCCATAAAGTTTAACATATCATCACGTACTTTGAGTATCTTATTGTGTCCAGGATCTCCGTATGCTGCTTTGTGATCTTCAAACCAACTACTGCTGAACTGGGGTCCACAACTGCGACACTTTAGATTGCACAAGTTGCTAAAACGTATGTCTAGGTAAGCCATATTAACATCACCAGCACTGCCGTCATCGCTTGTAGCATCAACTTTGTCCCAATGGTTTTTGCCAAAATTGTTTATGCTACCTTGACGTAGTGTGCCCATTCCGTTTTCTTCTAGTTCGTAACAACGTCTACATTCTTTACTTGGTTTATCTTGCAACATATTCATTCGCAGTTCACGTATTTCAGGACCGTTCCAAATATCCTGTAAACTTTGTGTTTGTGTATCTCCCACAGGGTGAGCAGGATCGCTCATACAACAAGGATATGTAGTGCCAGCTGGCCACATATGTAAATGTATCCAAGGCATCATACAAAAATGTTTACTGTTTTTTAATTTATCAGACATACAAATCCTTTAGTTCTGGGAATACACGTAAAAAGTTTTCTCCACGCTTCAAATCTAACTTTTGCATTTCTTCTCTAAACTTTGGAATAAAATGACTGTCATCTTTACTATACATAAAATTTATAATATTGTCTATACCATCTTGCAAAAATTGTTTACGAGTAGGATAAATTATTTTTTGTTCATATAAAGATTCTACATCTTGTTTAAACAATTCTAAACTTTGCTTTGCTTTGTCTTTAATATGTTCTGGTAATATTGTTATACTCAACCATTCTGGCCCAACCAATATATTACTGAAGTTAATATCATAATCTGTAGGAATTTTGTGTTCATACAAAAACTTTACAATATCAGCCAAATCTAAAATATTAAGGACACTAATAGTAGGATTAGGTTGTATAATTACGCCTTTATCATAACTGTGATCAAAATTATCACGTATATAACAAAGATTGTTAAACACAGTTTCCCATGATTGTCCATTACGTGTGTATTCTGCTTTTGCACCCATTTGATCTAAACTAACACAATAAAAGATTTTATCAAAGTGTTTCCAGTAATCAGTAATATGTTTTCCTTTAAGGCTTAGGCGTGTTGCGTTGCTGTTGTATGTCAGTCTCGGTTTGAGTCCACGCTCTATGAGCATATCTAGCAATCTATAATGCTGTGGCATAAACAAACTTTCGCCGCCTGTAAAATATACTTCTTCTATTGTAGGAAGTATTTCTTCTATTTCTTCCCACATCTCAGGATGGTTGATTTCTACTATTTCAGGTTTACCAACAATATCTTCAGCCCACTTGCTGCTGAAGTGCGGTCCACAACTACGACACTTCATATTACAAAGGTTACTAAAACGTACATCAAAATATGCCAAGTTCATTTGTTCTACGCTACCGTCATCACTGGTGGTTTGTACCAAATCATAATGATGATTGTATTCTGTGTTAAATTTGTGTCTATAACTTATAACACCTTGTTCTTCATATTTGATACACTTTTCACATCCTTGACTACTTACGTTGTTTAACATTCGTAGCCTAAGCTCACGCATTTTTTCACTGTTCCATACTCCTTTGAAACCAGCTTCATTGATATTACCAACTGGCATATCCCAATGATAAATGCAGCAAGGATATGCATCTCCGTTTTGCCATACGCTCATATGTGTCCACGGAGCCATACAAAAATGTTTTTTAAATTCTGTCAATTTACTAACTCTACTATACTGTCTACAATAGTATTCCAACTTATCTTACGAGATAAGAACAGTTTTTGGTTATGTATTAATTTATCAAAATATTCATTTTTGATTTTTGTTTTTAATAAGTCAATACGTGTGTTTTTTATATTGTGCCAAAGTTTCATTGCTTGTGTATAATCGCTGACTACACTAACTCCAAATAATTCTTCAAATGTTTCGTATCCTCTTGCTCTTAACAAACTATGTTGTTCAGGGTTGCCTACAATAAAAAACGGATGAAGATTCATTATTGCTTTATATGTCTTTTCTGTAATAAAGTTTTTATGACTATCACTTTCTGTAATCACACTTAATATACTGTCATTGTAATAAGATTTTATACTATTTCCATAATTAATTACTTCTACCTTGTTTAAAACATCCAATTTTCTATTGTACATTTCACGTACAAGGGCCATTTTAAAATCACTGTGTAACTCTTCAGGAATACGTTTTAATGTATGATGTGACTTTGCACAAGCATCGTGTTCCGTGCTGTCAACTTCGGGTAGGTTATAACTTACATATCCTTCATTGATAATATTACTTCTAAGTATACTATACATAAGCCATATTCTATGTGGTTTAATATTGCGGTTTAAACACAGAAATTTCTTAGATGCTTTATCAACATCAAATTCATCTGGATGAGTCAAAGATACATGAGGAAGTGTTTTGTGTTGATGCCTACTTAAACTTTCCCAAAAATTAATGCTGATATATTTTATTCCTTCTAAAGTTTTATTATGTGCTTCTAAATCACAACATAGAACTATAACTTTGTCTATAGGTATTTTGTGCTTGTCAATTTCTCTACGCAATTCTTTTGGTTTAATAATACATTCAGTGACACTCACTAAACAATAAAATACATTTGGATCATTTCTTAACAATTTTAAAGTTTTTTTAGATGGTTGTAGGGTGACCCATTCCGGCATATGTACGATGTTTAAAATAAACTTTTTTGTATCTTTATCTAAAAAATTCAAATGATTTATATGGTAGAAATTACTATAGGTAAAATCATCATAGTGTCCAAACATATAATCAAAGGGCCTGTGATTTTTATCACCAGGTAAATCAAAAGTCAAACCACTGTAAGGAGTTTGTAGAATATTATCTACAAGGAAATAGCAATTGCTCATACTTTATTATACGTTATTTTTTAGATTTTGCAAGAAGTTTTTCTCTATGTGGTTCCAAGTATTTTGCAACCATATCAAAGAATGTGATGTTTTCGCCTGGTACATCTATTACAGTGTCAGCTGGTACACCTGCTGCATCTTCAAACTCTTCTGGACTGTTATCTAATACTGCTTTGCGCAATGCTGTTGCACTGCTCAATCTCGGTGTAGGTTTTGTTTCTATGTTTTTAAATGCATAAGTTCCGTGTGGGCCTTCTTTGCCATTATACTGTTGGATTGTTTTTGGTACCCATGCTTCGTCTGTGAATAACACAAGTGTGGCATCAGGGTGTTTTGCATATAGTTCACTTGCTAGTGTTAACCAACTTTGACTGAATACAATATGGTCTTTGACTTCAGGCATTATTGTTTCCATTGCAAGAACTTTGACTTGTGCAGGTAATGGATCCTTAGGACCTACTGTGCTTTCATTTGTGCCTACATACCAATGTGTTTCTTTTGCAGCCATTTCCCATGCTGCTTTGTGTCCTTTGTGTGGAGGATTAAATCTACCAAATATTAGTCCTACTGTTTCGCCCGGTGCTTCAAATAGTTCTCTTAGTCTCATGAGGGTGTCCACCTTTTTCTTGGAACAAGTTTTACGTTTCCAAACTGTTTTGTAGATGTATCTGCATAACGTACTCGACCTTCACCATTTGTGTCCCAAATGTCTCCTTGTTCGCCTTCTAGTTGATCAATAACTTCATCCTTCATACGTTGAATCATTTTTACAAGTTCAAATATAGCACCTGTCGCGCCTTTGAATTTTGTATTTAAATCAGCAATTTTGGCTTGTTTAGGTTTGCTTACTTTGCTACGCTCTAACCATTGAAAGAAATCTTGATCGCTTAAATTATCTAGTCTTTTTGCTTTTGCTGTTTGATTTACATATGTATATATGATATTTTTTAAATCTGAAAGTCCAGGCACTCCTGCTAAGAAACCGTCGATTTGATCTTTGTGTTTTTGCACAAAGCCTTCAACTGTTTCAATAGCGCCTAAATTTACTTGTATTTTTTGCTTATTATAAACAGGTCCTAAAACTATAAGATTATGGTTATTATTAAACACACTAAAATCTTGCATAGGTTGTTGTGAGCTGTCTGGCATACCAAAGTCAGGAAAATATGCGTGACCTACTACCATAATGTTGGCTTTGCGAATTTGTCGGCCAAGATCACTTTCTGCTCTTACGTGATAACAAGTTTTAGATTTTGGATTTGGACAGAATGTATAAACACCGTTTTCTTGTTTAGGTGGATCTAAAAACAAGCCATCTGCATACACAAAGCCAACAAAGTCTTTTGGTGTTGCACGATCAAAATCTTCGTATAAACTGGCAAATTTATTGCCAAACTCTTTACGTGCTTCTACTTCTTCTGGTGTTTTAGGATTGCCTGATTTGTTTATGATAAAATCTGCAACTTCTTCTGGACTAGTAGCAGCAACACCTTTGGCCCAGGCATTGTGTCCTGCAAGTATAAGTGGTCCACCTTTTTCTGCACGACCCCAATAAATTTGTGGATTTCCGTCCCATTTCATACGTATGCTTTGCGCACCACTTTCTTGTGCCATATCTTCTAAATGTTCTAGTGCTTCTAGTGTGCCTGCACTGCCGTAGAAAAACACCAAGTCTTCTAGGTGATTAAATGCCCTACCTAATTGTTTTGCTTCAATCAGTTCTTGGTATCTCATCTGCTGTCAGCCAATCTATTGATAAGTTCTACGATTCTATTGTGATTTTTATCTGCTAGAGTAATAACACTTTCTGGTAGTTGCTTACCATCTTTGGCAAACTCATCTGCTGCTTTTGCTGTAAGCGTATCAAAATCTGGATCACCTCTAAGTGCTGTAATAATAGTTTCTACTGTATGAGTGTCCGACTCTTTAGCATTATTTCCTAACAATAACTGTGCTATTTCATTCCAGTCATCAGAAACAAATTCATTTGTTTCAGGATTTTGTAATCCAAACTTAGGACTAAATTTATATCCTCGTGCTCTAGCAATACTTGAAAGTAAGATAGCTCTATCTTTACCACTAAATGCTGCTGTACCTCCACGCTTTGCACCACGTTGAAAATCTGGATTGGTTGTGAACATAAAGTCTGTTTGCACATACCCAACACCGCTTTGTATAGGAGTACGAAAATGTACTTGGTCACCTGCGTTATGAATCCAGCCAGCTGTAAATTTACGTCCTTGATTCATTATTTGATCTTCAGGTACACCATTACTTTTAAGCCATGCCGAAAGTTTAGCAATTAAATCTTCTTTGCTAACTTTATTTGCATCTGTGTTTAGATCTAAGTCTCCGGAACTGTTCTTTTCAAAAGACCCATCCGGATGATTTTTCTTACCAGTAGTTCCTAGCCAGTCTTCTTCGTCAAATGTTAAACCTGTGATTTTTTCTATGAACTGAATAGTTGGATGTACATCAGCAGTAGCAATACGCTGTGTAAGTGGTCCTTCATCTGTCTTAAAAACGTTTCCGCCCATGCTAACTCCTTGATATAGTATTTATTATCTTTTGCTTAACTATATCAAAACCCTCATCTTTGACACTTAACTTAAACAGTATACGGTCTTTTGGCGATTTGTCAACCGAATGTGTGCGGGTTGTGTTTAATAATGCTGTTTTATAGTAGTATTCGTTTTCACCAAAACGCACCGGAGCAGCACCATCACTGAGTAAAAAGTTAATACTGCACGTTGTATCTTGATCCGTGTGGGGAAACAATATTGTGTTTGCTTGTAGCACATAAAACTTTGGTATAGCATCAATGTCAAAGTGTTTGCACATTGCATCTGCATATTCTAGTTCTATGTCTTTGAGTATGCGCCAGTTGTTCATTACAAACCTACCGAAACGCCGATCGCTGTAGGGCTGGGTATTATCTTGATTTTGATTCCAAAAATCAAGCAGTGTGCTTTTATCAAAATCAAAATCGAAGACTAATATATCTTCGTTATTGATCATCTCGTTTTGCGTTTCCTTTTGATCCACAATGCGGACAGTGGAATGTGTATCTTTCTATCTTCATTTTTTCCATTGTTGCATAGGTGAACCAGTTTTTGCATTTAGTGCAGGTAAGATGCCATATCACTTCTTTTGTTGCTTTAAACACTTTTTACCCTTCGAAAAAAACCTTCCGGCGATTGTATCGCAGCAATAAGTTCTTCCCACATTCCAGGATTCATTTCTAAAACAAACTCTACATCAAGTTCTTCGTCATCTTGTGTGATGTACACGATGTCATCATAAGCACGAACTTTGACGTCACCGTGTACACCTGTATCATCCATTACAGTAATGCATATTTCGTCGTGATCAAACTCTACTGTGTACATAAAGATATTTAGTTGCTGCTTTTACTCACAGAACTCAATACGATCAATAACACACTGCTCACGATAAGACCTGGCACAATAGGTTCTACAAAGTTGTAAACACCCAAATCATATGTAATGCCTGTGAACAGTTTTGACTCTTTGAAGTGTACGAACAAGATCCACGCAATACTTGTAGCAGCACCACCTAAGAAACTGATCAGCGCATTTGTACCGTTTGTTGCACCACGTGCCATAGCAATAACGTTGGGCAGCATAGCAGCACCAATAACACCAAAATACAATGCTGTGGCTCTTGCAATAATAGCAGCCTGTCCGTTGAACGCCACTGTCATATACAATGCTAGTATGATAACCAAAATCATTGAACCATATGCAACTGTGAGTTTAGGTTGCTCTGTGCTGATAATATCATTGCTGATAGTTGTGCTTAACAAGTGCATCAAACTGTTCAGTGTTGTAAATGCTGCTGCAAGTACAGTTAGAAACAATGCACTAGACACCCAAGCAGGAAAGCCTGTTTTAATCCAGTATGGCACAATGTTTGCTGTACCGCCTGCTGCTTGCATCACTGTTACACCTTCTGTAGCAAATGTATAACTGTTTGCTGTAATAGCTGCTAACATAAACGAAATGATTGCCAGTGCCGGAATAACAATACCCCAACGTGCAATACTAGGAAAACTCTCTGCATCTTTGGCTAACATCCAACGTGTTTGTAGTTGTGGCAATGCAATAAGTCCTACTGGAATAGTGAATACCAACAGTGTGACGATCATCAACCAACCTCTGCTCCAAAACTCAGGCCACGAATCAAATCCAGTGAAGCCCAGTTTGTACAAGCCATCGTCTGCAGGAACTGCTGTCCAAGCACCTACTAGGTTGTTCCAAAAGTCTGGCGTTTGCATATGCGAAAAGAATGTAATCCCAAGCACAATAAGAGAACCTGCTACAACAACAAGT